AGCGTTGGCCCCTCTCCCCCCTGACCCCTGCATAATTATTCAGCGCTCCCTCGACTCAGAAGGTAGTTTCTACTTTTCTCACTCTGCGTAACGTCACGTAGAGTAACCCCAGGAGGATCACGGAATGCCACAGGACGACGAGTACGAGCCGGGCGTGTACCTGCACGTCCATGACGGCAGCGACCCCAACTGCCCGTCGTGTCAGATGATCGTTCTCGCGCGCGAGGGCGAAACGGGAGATCATCCGCAAGCCTCTGACCAGGCAAAACAGCCCCCAATGTGGGGGACGGTCACCGACCCCTACGCCCGCCAGGAACACACGTTCGAGTCGGCGGCCCTCGCCCTGGTCGCGGCGGCCGAGATGGCGCGCAGTGACCGGCCGACGGTGGTCATGCCGCCGACGGGGAAAGCGGCCGTGGTCGTGATGCTCGTCGACGAGCGGGTGACGCTGCAGGCGGTGCGGCACCTGTCCGGGCCGCCGGTGGACGAGCAGGCGCCGGTGCGGATGTCGCCGGACTCGTCGCTGCAGGCCCTCGCCGGGGCGCGGCTGTTCTACGCGCTGTACCACGACGCCGAGGCGGTTCGGTGGCTGACGGGCGGCCGGCCCAAGGACGACGCCGCGCGCGGCAAGGTGACGGCGTTCAACAAGGCGTACATGAGCGCGCAGGCGGCGTTCCTGCCGCCGGAGCTACGCCGGGGCCTGGTCGACGACGAGCCGGCCGAGCACGAGCGGCCCGACCTGGTCGAGGCGTACCGCAAGGGCCGGCAGGACGAGGCCGAGGCCATCGCGAAGGGCCCCGGTGTGCCGCTCGGGGCGGCGATGTCCCTCGTGCAGCAGGGCCGTCGCGAGGCTGCCGAGGCGATCCGGCAGCAGGCCCGGTACTTCGGGGCCGAGGGCAAGAGTGAGGGCGAGCAGGGCACGATGCTGAGCTTCGAGGTTGCGGCGCAGCTGGCCGAGGGAACGACGGGAGTGACGGGGACATGAGCAAGCGCATCGGTTGGTGCCTCGCCGCCTTGGCGATGGGCACGGGGCTGGGCTTCATCATCGGGGCCGTGCACGTCGCGGCCGACCCGGTCGCCGATACGCCGGTCGTGTGCGTGATGGCGGCGGCGGCGCAGGACGGGGTGCCGGTCCCGGCGCCGCACGCGTGGGAATCGAGGTGCCGGTGATGCGTGGGACGTTCGTCGAGGTGTCGGCCTGCGCGGTGCAGGTCGAGTTCCTGCCGGCCGAGGACGAACACGACCGGCCGAGGCTGACGATCTCGGTGTTCGACGAGGGGCTGCGGCAGCACGTCGTCGTCCGCATCGGTGAGCCGACGTACGCACTGTTCGCGGACGAGACGGCTCGGGCCGAGTTCGAGCGGCTGCTGAGGGTGGGGGCCGAGCAGTGACGACGACGATCAAGGCGGCGACGAAGGTCCATCAGGGCCGGTTCAACGTGCGGGTGCGCGACGGGCGGGACTGGACCCGGCTCGAACTCGGGTCCGAACCGGGCGAGTTCGAGCTGGGCGACTACGGGGTGATGGTCCACGGGAAGGCCGGCACGTGGACGCTCATCCCCTGGTCGAACATCCTGGTCGTGGAGCCGACGACATGAAGCCGCCCGAGGTGCACGAGGTCGTTCTGCCGGCCGGGGTCGTCGACTCGGTCGACTTCTGGACCGGCGAGGGCAAGTTCGGTACCGAGTCGGGCCGGACCGAGTGGGTCGGCCGCCGTGCCGGTGATGGGAAGCCGGTGCTGCGGATCGTGTCGGACGCCGAGCCGGTACCGGCCGAGCAGCGGTGGAAGGGCGGCCCGGTCGACGGGCACCGGGTCGTGTGCGACGGGAACGGCCGCGCGCACCCGATGCTGCCCTCGTGCGTGAACCCGAGGCGGGCGCCGTGAGCCGGACCGCGCAGGGCGAAGTCGAGAAGTCGACGCGGGCGTTCGTGAAGGGCCTCGGCCCGTTGACACCCCGGAACGAGGCCCTCGCGGCGGCGGCGATCCGCTGCGCGAAGCTGCTCGACAACGAGGACTCCGGCTCGGCCGCGACGGCGCTTGCGCGTGAGCTGCGCCTCGCTCTGGTCGCGTTGGAGCCGAACCGGGCGAACGTGCCGGCCCCGGCGCCCGAGACCGTCGAGGTGCGGCAGGATGCCGTCGACGAGATCCAGGCGCAGATGGCGAAGCGGCGGCAGCGGCAGGGGTCGGCGTGAGGACGGCGCCGACCGTGGTCGAGTTCGCGGGGTGGCTGGCCCGGCAGCAGCTGATGCTGTCGTGGCGGGCCGTCGAGCCGATCGACGAGACGGACGCGTCCCGGTGGCTTGAGTCGCAGCTGCGCGGTATCCGGCTCAGTGGGTGGCAGCGGACCGTCCTCGCGCGGGCGATCTACACCGGTGCGCCGGGTGTCGCGTCGCCGGTCGGCGACGTTGGGCAGTACGTGCGGGACGCTTATCGGCGGCTCGTCAGCTACGCTCCGGGTGTCACCACGCGACGAGAGGATGGCCGGTCATGACGATGCCGCAGGGCCACCGGTACAACGAGGGCGACCAGTTCACGCCGCTGAACACGCACGGGCAGTCGGCCGGCCTTCCGGCGGCGGACGGGTACCCGCAGCGCGACCAGGCCGACCAGGCGGCGCTCATCAACCCGTCGGCCGGGACGCAGGGCATGTCGGGCGGCGGCGTCAACCCGATGGGTGAGCGTCCGCACCCGGGCACCCCGGGCCCGCCGACGAGCGGCCGGCAGGTCGCCGAGTAGGACTGCTGCCGGGCGGCCCCCCGTCTGCCCGGCAGCCACGGGAGGTAGGGGCGTAGCTCAACTGGTAGAGCACCGATCTCCAAATTCGGGTGTTCCGGGTTCGAGTCCCGGCGCCGCCTGCTCATCGCGCTACCGAATCGGGCCGGTCGGGGGTTCGTGGTCCCCTCGGCCGGCCCACTTCCAGGAGGCCCCGACCAGGTGCGGGGTCGGGGCCCGCAGCAGCCCCTCACCGGCGGCCGAACCGGTGGGGGGCTGCTCGCGTCTACGCTGTCGCCATGACCCGCAAGAGCCGTCAATCCCAGACTGACGCCGGACCTGCCGCTGTGGCGCCGCCGTGCGCGTGCCACCCGGAGGGCCTCGACCTGGTCGCACAGCGCGAGTTCACGTTCAGGGCGTTGCAGGGCCTCGGGAACTGCATGGGCCCCGGCTGTCTGCGGCGGGTTCGCCAGAACGACCCGTACGCGCACTTCTGCTCGCGCGAGTGCTTCGGCCGGCACGTCGCGACGCGGGACGGGGTGCTGCTCGGGTCGCAGGTGCCGACGTTCCTGTGGGTGCCGGAGTACGGCACGTCGGCGGGCCTTGAGGTTATCGAGATGGCCAAGTCGGCCGGCCTCGTGCTCGACCCGTGGCAGCAGCTGCTCATCATGCACGCGTTCGCCGAAGACCCCATGGGGGCGTGGCTGTGCTTCGAGATCGCGATTGTCGTCAGCCGGCAGAACGGCAAGGGGTCGATCCTCGAAGCGGTCGAGCTGGCGTGGCTGTTTCTGTTCGGTGAGCGGCTGATCATCCACTCTGCCCACCTGTTTGAGACGTCTCGTGAGCATTTCCTGCGGATCGCGATGCTTATCCAGAGTAATCCGGACTTCGACCGGCGGGTCATGCGGATGCGGGAAGGGCGTGGCGCCGAGGAGATCCAGCTGATCAACGGGTCGCGGCTGAAGTTCATGACCCGCAAGGGCGGCGCCGGGCGTGGCTTCACCGGCGACAAGACCGTCATGGATGAGGCGATGTACCTCGACGCGTCGATGATGGCGGCCGGCCTGCCGACGATGGCGACCCGGGCGAACGCGCAGATCTGGTACACCGGCTCGGCGGGCATGCGGCACTCGACGCAGCTGGGCGCCGTGCGCCGCCGGGCGATGGCCCGCAACGACCCGTCACTGATGTACGCCGAGTGGACAGCCGAGACCCGCACGAAGGCGACCGAGGCCGACGACCAGGGCTACGAACGCGAGGTGATCATCATCCCGGACCCGCGTGGTGAGCCGGTGACGTGGGCGAAGGTCAACCCGGGGTTCGGGCCCCACGGGATCGGCCGGATCACCGAGTCCTACATTCGCAAGGAGATGCGCGCCCTCGGCGGCGCCGAGTCGATCGAGTTCGGCACGGAGCGGCTCGGGGTCGGTGACTGGCCCGAAGAGGATGAGGCGTGGGCCGTCATCGGCAAGCCGCAGTGGGCCGACGTCGAGGACCGCACGTCAGAGGTGCCCGAGGGGCGGCCGGTCGCGTTCGCTGTCGACGCCGACCCCCGGCTGTTGATGACGACGATCACCGTGTGGGGGCTGCGCGCCGACGGGCGGGGTCACATGGAGACGGTGTTGCGGCGGGCCGGGTTCGCGTGGGTCGTCGAGTGGTTCACCGACCCCGAGCACGAGCACCGGGGCGCGGCGCCGGTCGGCATCCTCGCCAACGGCGCGGCGGCGCAGCTGATCAAACCCCTGAAGGCGGCCGGGATCGCCGTACACTCCCCGACAGGGCAGGAGTACGCGCAGGCGTGCGCCGACCTGGTGACCTCAGTCGTCGAGCGGCTCGACGTGCGCCACCTGGGGCAGCCGTCGCAGGCGGCGGCGGTCGGCGGGGCGCGCAAGCTGCTGATCAACCGGGAGGGGGCGTGGATATGGGACCGGTCGGTGAACGCCGATCAGTCGGTCATCGTCGGCGACACCCTCGCGAAGTGGGCCTATCAGCACGTGGGCAAGAACGGCGGATGGATGCTCTCCGGTGACGACCTCGTCGGGGCGGGACAGGGCGGCNNGGCGGCGGCCGGCCGGCGACGCGTCGGGGCGCCGCCGGGTATGCGGCGGCCCGCAGGGCTGGAAGGGTGAACAGGTGACCACGACGACCCGGATCAACCACAAGGCCGAGTGCACGCACGCGGCGACCGCCTCGGCCCGCCGCGCCTGCCGAGCGGCCCGCTACGGCCGGCCCGGCCGTACGACCATGCAGGCGTGGTTCGAGCAGATCGAGGCGAAGGCGACCGGGTCGCGCGCCGCCGACCTCGACAGCTACTTCGCGTTCAACGGCGTCGGGTACCAGGGGCAGACGTCGATCGACATGACCGCCGGCCCAGCACAGGAGCGCACCGAGGCGAACTTCGAGGGGTTCGTGCAGCAGGGCCTCAAGGGGAACTCGATCATCTGGGCGTGCGAGCGGCTGCGGGTCAAGGTGTTCTCGCAGATCCGGTTCATGTGGCAGACCCTCAACGACCGGCGGCCGGGGGCGCTGACCGGCGGCGTGCAGACCCGGCTCGAACTGCTCGACGAGCCGTGGCCGAACGGCACGACCGGTGACCTGTTGGCACGCATCCGGCTGCACGCCGACCTCGCCGGGAACGCCTACGTCGTCAAGCGGTTGCAGCCGGACGGCTCGTACGCGCTGCGGGTGCTGCGCCCGGACTGGGTGACCCTCGTCCTCGGCTCGAACGGCTGGCCGACGAACGACCCCAACGACGTCGACACCGAGGTCATCGGCTACGCCTACTGGCCCGGTGGCGTGAAGGCCGGCAAAGACCCCGAGATCTTCCTGCCGGGCGAGGTCATGCACTACGCCCCCATGCCGGACCCGGTGGCGCACTACCGGGGCATGTCGTGGCTGAACCCGGTCATCGACGAGCTGATGGCCGACCAGGCGGCGACCCGGCACAAGGCGCAGTTCTTCCGCAACGGCGCCGTCGGCGGCGTCGTCGTCATGGTCGACAAGGACATGGACCAGGACGCGTTCGCCCGGTGGATGCGCAAGATGAACGCCGAGACACAGGGCTTGGAGAACGCGTACAAGACCTGGTACGTGACCGGCGGCATCGACGTGAAGACCATGACCGCCGACATGCGGCAGCTGGACTTCAAGGTGACGCAGGGCGCCGGGGAAACCCGGATCGCCGCCGCCGCCGGCACGCCGCCGATCCTCGTCGGGCTGTCCGAGGGCCTCAACGCCGGGCAGTACAACATCTACGGGCAGGCGAAGCGGTCGTTCGTCGACGGCGAGGTGCGCCCCGACTGGGCGAACCTCTGCGGCTCGTTCGAGTCCATCATCACGCCGCCGGCCGGCAAGCGGCTGTGGTACGACGACCGGGACGTGCCGTACCTGCGCGAGGACCGCAAGGACCTCGCCGAGATCATGCAGTTGGAGATGGCGGCCGTCGAGACGGGCCTGCGCGCAGGGTTCGACGCCGACGCGGTCGTTGAGGCGGTCGCCGCAGGGGATATCCGGCTGCTGCTCGGCAAGCACTCCGGCCTGTTCTCGGTGCAGTTGCAGCCGCCCGGGAGCGGCACGACCGCGACGGCGGGGCCGCTCGCGCAGGCGGCCGTCGAGACGGCCGGGGCCGAGGCCGACACTGCGACGCAGACGGCCAAGGCTGGACAGGGCGGCACGGTGCCGCAGAATGGCAGCAGCGGAGGCACGAACGGCCGGCAGCCGCAACTCACCGGAGGGGGCAGGAAGTGACCGAGGCAGCGGCAGACACGCTCGGCGGCGCGTGGCCCGCCACGATCACCCGGGCGACGACCCTCGACGACATGTCGGTGCGGCGCGGCCGGGTGCACTGCGACACCTGCGGCCGGGACGCGACCGGCCGTGTGATCGACGCCTACGCCGGGGTGTTCAACCAGGAGGCCGAGATCCACGACGAGATGGGTCACTACATCGAGTTGGTCGACCCGACCGCGTGGAACAAGCGGCTCGCCGACCTGTCCCGCTCGAAGGTCGGCCTGCGCGGTGTCGGTGTGTTCTACCACCACGGCATGACGCTGCACGGCACCCCGTCGGAACTCGGCGCGTTCCCGGTCGGTCACCCGATGGAGATCCGGACGGACGCGCACGGCCTCATCACCGCGACGCACTACGGCACGAGCGACATCGCGACGCGCTCGTTCACGGACCTGGTCGAGGGCAACGTCACCGGGCACTCCTTCACCGGCGGCATCTACCGCTCGGACCCGCCGCGTGTGCCCCGGCGGCGGGTCGGTGAGGGCCTGCCGACGGTGCGCCGGCTCGAACTCGGCCTCACGGAGTACGGCCCGACCCCGGTCCCGTACTACGAGGGCGCGCAGATGGTCGGCAGCCGGGCGCAGGGCGCGCCCGTCGACCAGGCCGCCGCCGACGCGGTCGACGCCGCCTTGACGGCCGGGGTCGACCTCGAAGCGCTCGGCGCCGAGGTTCGGCAGCGGGCGCGGCGGC